TTCTAAATGTAGGTGCAGCAGCCGATCCAGAGGTCGGGCCAGCTAAGATTGCATTTGCACTTCTTGTATCTGTTTTACTAAAAAATGCACCAGATCCACCAACAGTAATAATTGAACTTGCCTCATTACTACCTGTGTCACCAAAACCATAATATAATTTTAAATCAGCTTCATTAAAAGCTAATTCAGAAGGGTTTAAAGTTGGAGGCGCACCAGCAGATCCACTGGCTGCTCTTTTTTTGATTCTTATTGTGTTAGACATGGCCTAAAAATTACCTCCATTAACAAGTTTTAGTTTAGTAACATTGTCATCTAATATCAGCTTACCACTACTCGCTTGATAATACATTACAGAATTATCAACTTTAGCAGTATGATCTAAAGTTATATCAAAGCCTTCTCCTTGTGGACCTTGAGGTCCGGCTACTTTAACAGTGACAACTCTAGTTTCACCATTAACAGTAACGGTGTTTTTATTTTGAGTGATGTTTATGTTGCTCATATTGTGGTGTATCCTTCACTTACAAATATAGTACCTTCAAGATAATATTCCCGCTTGCCTCCTGAGTTTAAAATTAAAAGATCGTATGCTAATTCATTTGGTGTAAACTGCAAAGTCTGTGTATGTGAAAGACTCATTGTAAACTCACCGTTAGTTCTGTTTGTATAAGCAATTAAAAAGTCTGCAAACTTGCCAGTCCTTTCTTTGTCCCACACTTGAGCGGCTATTGTTGCTCCGCTGAGGTCAACCGCATCATCATTAGAATCAGTTATTCTTATTGACTCTGTATGATCTGATCTTCTTTGAACAGTAAAATCATAAGTTCCAGCAATAATAGCCATTTAACTATAAGGTGAAGAACCTAGTATATCAGTTTTCCATTGTGCCTTAAGTGCATCCGTATCACTAGCAGAAGCTATACCAGAATCAGCAGGGGCATCTCTTAATGCTTGTTTTTTAGCAACAATGTCTGTGGTTGAAGCACCAGTTTCTAATGCTTTTTGAAATTCAATATCAAGCTCTGCAAGTTTTGGTGTCCTTGCATTTCTAATATTTGATTTATGAATCTCTCTGGCTTTCGCCATATCAACGCCAAATCCCATGTTTTACTCCGTATAAGTCCAAGCGTTTCTGAAACTCCTGTCTGTAGGAATTACAGATTTATCTACAGTATAAACTGTCTTACCACTGGG